TGGGGTGGAACTTGCGCTACATTCCCTTAAGGAGTATAAGTAATGGTCAGTACAACAAGTGGAACTAATACTTTTAACTTAGACATTGATGAGATTATTGAACAAGCTCTTGATCCGATAGGCGGTGAAATAACTAGTGGTGATGAGGCTAGAAAAGCTCGCGTTAAATTAAACTTAATTCTTATTGAATTACAAAATAAAAATATACCGCTATCCAAACTTGATACAATATCCTTGACTATTACAGAAGATACTTCTCAGTATTCTTTAGATTCATCTGTAATTGATATTCTAGAGATGTCTATAAAAAAGAATACAGATGATTTCTATATTCCCATAGAAAGATGGGGGGTAAGAGATTTTCAACAAATTCCGAATAAGTCTACAAAAGAAAGACCTACAATCTGGTCTACAGAGAGACTTAGGGATAATGTCGATTTAAATTTATGGCCTATTCCCAATGGATCTTATACAGGAAATCTTTTAGTTAGTAAGAGAGTAGAGGATATAACTGCTTCTTACCAGAAAATAGACTTAAGTTATAGGTATTTACCTTTATTAGTAAAGTGGTTATCTTATGAGATGGCTATATCTAGGCCCAATATAGATAAGGACTTAATTGTAATGTTGAAGAATAGACTGGATGAGGTTATGCCTGATTCTTTTGATGAAGATAGGGAACGTGTAAATCAAAAAGTTGTTTTAGGTGGTATTTCAGGAACTTAAGCATGTTATTTACTAAGTATTTAAAGAATAAAATTTTAAATCATATTTTAGGGATTAGTGCCTTTACTATGCCGAGTTCTATCTATATCGGTTTGTTTAACGTATCTCCGGATAATACTTATTCGGGGATAGAAGTAGCTGCTTCTGGTTATAGTCGTGTTTCTGCTAGTTTTTCCACCTCTACAAACAACAGGGCTGTCATATCTTCAGATGTAACTATTACGGCTGGGAGTACCAGATTTGGTACAATAGAAGCTATAGGTATATTTGACGCAAGTACAGGCGGTAATCTCTTATGCTACTTTCCTTTAGTGGGTACTGGTACAAAAGTAGAGGCTTACGAAGAGTTGACAATACCTACAAATGAAATGGTGATATTTTTAACCTAAGGTTGATATGAGTAGAGTATCTAAAAGAAACAGTGATGCTAGGGTAATTTCAGACAGGTCTGGATTAAAATACCGTATGCGTGATATGGTTGTGGAGCCTGGAACAAATTTTTTAGTACATAAGAATGAATCAGATGGAAGATACTCTTTAGTAAACCATCCTCTTAATAACATAGGAAGATTTTTAAAAGGTAAATTAGGGGACCCGTATCCAGTAGCCAATGCAAGGCCAGATATAAGTTGGGTAGATGTTTTTGTAAATACTATTAATGACATAAATATAACATGTTCAGTAAGTGGTAGTTTATCTTTTACCGTAACTACTGCCTTAGATGTTATTATAACTGAAGATGGAGATATTCTCATAACTGAAGATGGTATAGAGATTATAGGTGGTTAATGGCTAGTATAACAAATTATTCTACTTTAGTAGACGCGGTAAAGGATTTAGCTGAAGACGATGGTGCAGAGTTCTCTAATTTTATACCAACAGCTATACAGTTAGCCCATTTTACATTGATACGTGTTTTAGATCTACCGGATGCGGAAAAAATTGCAACAGGTTCTCTTGCGTATCAGTCAAATATACTAGCTAAACCATTAGATTATAGAATACCTAAATATTTTAATATAACAGCAAACAGTAGAAAAACCAATCTAAGATTAAAGAGCAATGATTATATTAATGATTATTGGCCAGACAGTTCAGTGACTGCCACACCTAAGTACTACTCTGATTTATCTGAGACTGAGTTTTTAATCGCACCAACACCAGATCTTTCATATACATATGAATTAAAATATGTTAGTGATATTAATATTTTGAGTACTACAGTAACAACAAACTATTTTACTGATAATTGTCCAGATATTCTATTGGCTGCTGTTATGTACGAAATGAGTAAATTTATGAAAGCTTGGTCTCAAGTTAATACTTGGGAAAGTGAGTTTACTGCTTTAAAGGATACTTGGAATTTTGAAATGGCTAGAAAACGTAGGGATAATGGTTCTTTCCCTCTTAATGTTGAAGGCCCTAACACAGTAAAACATACAATAAATAGCAATGCGTAATAAGGATAAATAAATATGGTAGCTTCGTATAGTTCTAATTTAAGACTAACAAAACAAGGGGACAATGATAATCCAGATACTTGGGGGCAAGTTGTTAATGCTCAAGTTATCGAACTTTTAGAAGACGCCATTTCGGGTGTAGCAGAAATTGATGTTACAGGTGGTTCGGATGTTAATTTAAGTACTTCTACTGTTAATGGTGGGTATGATGATGCTAGATGTATGGTACTAGAGCTATCTGGTATTATAAGCAGTAACATCAACCTAATTGTTCCCGCTGTAGATAAGGTATATATTATACACACTACCCATACTGGTGGAACAGTTACAGTTAAACCTTCTGGGGGGAGTTCTGGAATTGATTTAGTTACAAATGATTCCACAATTCTCTATACGAAAGGTACATCAATACAAAGTTTAAAAGGTCTTCTTGCAGCAAACAATCTAAGTGATGTTGATGATGCTGCTACCGCTAGAACTAATTTAGGTATATCTGACTTCGCTACGGCAACACTAGGATCAGGTCTTTCTTATAGTATGGGTGTACTTAGCGTAACGGTATCCGGACAATCTGTAGGCGACTTAAAAATGTGGCCTGTTGCCACAGCCCCCTCAGGATGGTTAAACTGTAATGGCGCAGCAGTATCTAGAACTACATACTCTTCCTTATTTGCCTTAATTGGGACAACTTTCGGTACTGGTGATGGTTCTACAACATTTAATCTTCCAAACTTTAGTGGTAGATCGCCTATAGGTATTGGTCAAGGTTCTACTGCTGAGGGTGGTGGTACCGGTACTAATAGAGTAATAGGCGATAAAATTGGGGCTGAGACACATACTCTTGTTACTAATGAATTAGCCAACCATACTCATACATTTTCTACGACTACTTCAACAGATGGCTCACACACACACACATTGTCAATTGCTGGTACAGATACTGGATCTGGTTATCTTGACCCAGCTTCAGGTACTGGAGATGCGTCCTCTATAACTACAGGAGTATCGGGTTCTCACAGCCACACAGTATCTGGTACGACAGCAGCTACGGGGGGCGGTACAGCGCACAACAATATGCACCCCTCCCTAGCAATCAACTTTATTATTTACACAGGTGTTTAATAGTGTCTGGAGATACACAACTTTCTGTTATTAATTTTACTCCCGGTATTATCAAGAATAATACTGAGTATATGGCTGAGGGTGGTTGGGTAGAATCACAATGGATTAGATTTAGAAATGGTAGTCCTGAAAAGTGTGGTGGATGGTCAAGAGAAACTGTTATTCAATCTACTAATGTTAATAACGATTTATTTACTGGCGTATCAAGAGCTGTCATATCTTGGAACGATTTAAGTTTTAACAAGTATTTTGTGTCCGCTTCTAATTCTAAAGTAGAGCTTATGAATGGTGGTCAAATATTTGATATAACACCAATTAGAGAAAATGTAACATTAACAGATGCTATAACAACAGATGGAACTAATGAAATACAAATTACAGATATAAACCATAACACTGTTGTTGGTGATTATATATTTGTAGTTTCTCAAGCGTCTGCTGTAGATGGTGTAACACTTTCTGGTGAATATACGGTAATTGAAGTTATAGATGCCGATAACTATAAAGTACAATATTCTTCAGCAGCTACAGGTTCAACTTCTTTAGCTGGAGGTAGTTTAGAGATTGATTATTTGTTGGAGGTGGGATCTGAATCTAATGGGGCTATTACTGGTTGGGGTGGAGGTACTTGGGATACGCCCGGAGAAGCGGGTGGAGGTTGGGATAGGCCGCGTGCTGGGGCTACAGGAAGTCTAAACCTTCGCCAATGGTCTTTAGATTCTTGGGGTGAAGATCTTGTAGCGAATGTAAGGGAAGGTAAAATTTATCATTGGGATGCTACCAACGGTGTAACAGCACGTCTTCAAGAAATAACAGAGGCCCCAGACCAAAACCTATTTATACTTGTATCTCAACCATCTAGACACTTAATATCTTTTGGTACAAATCTAGCTATAGGAGGCACTTTCGATCCACTAGTTATTAGATGGGCTTCACAAGAATCACTGACAGATTGGACAATAACAACGGACAATACAGCAGGAGAGTACAGACTTTCTAAAGGTAATTATATAGTAGGTGCTGTCCAAACAAGAGGAGAAATTCTAGTATTTACAGATACTGATGTTTATTCTATGCGCTATGTGGGATCGCCAGATGTGTTTCAATTTGAGCCATTAGGGACAAATATTTCAGTAGTATCACAACATGCTTTTGTCGATATAAATGGTATTGTTTACTGGCAGGGATTAGATAAATTTTATATGTACAACGGCACAGTAAATATCCTTCCAACAACATTGGATAAGTTTATATTTGACCAAGACGGTGAGGGTAGAATAAATTTTTCTCAAAAAGAAAAAACATTTGCAGGAATTATAAAAGAATTCAATGAAATTATCTTCATGTATCCAAAAGAAGGATCAGATGAAGTTGATTCTTATATAAAATATAACTATATAGAAAATACAGTTGATTACGGGTCTATTGATAGAACAACTTGGTTAGATAGATCTACTTTTTCGTATCCCTATGCAATATCTTCTGGTGGTAGATTATACGCACATGAGTTAGGTAAAGATGCTGACGGTGCTCCATTAGAAGCACACATTAGATCTGCATATTTTGATATAGGTGATGGTCAGGATATTCTTTTTATTGATAGGATTCTTCCAGACGTAAGAGTACCAAGTAATCGTAGTTTAGAAATAACTTGCTATTTTAAGAAGTATCCACATCCACAAGCTGATGTTATTACTAAAGGCCCGTATTACTTCAGCGACTCAGATGATAAAATTAATTTAAGGGGAAGAGGTAGAGCTATGTCTATAAAGTATAGTGTTAGTTCTACTGGATCAGATTTTGAAATTGGGAGAATTAGAATAGGTATCCAACCTGACGGGAGTAGGTAATGGCTTTACGACTACCAGAACCAAGCTTTAGTGGTGTAAAAGACCTTATACAGTTTGTTTCTAGGGCTACTAACTATTTAAATGAGCTTGTCAGGTCTTTAAGACACAACATACAAGACCTCGATACCAGACTGAAAATACAAGAAGAAACTGGGGGTATAGGTTCAGCTACATGGGGTTCTATATCAGGGACTTTAAGTTCTCAGACAGATTTACAGGCTGCTTTGAATAATAAAGCTAATTTAACTCATACCCATACGGCTGTTCAGATAACTGACTTTAGTGAGGCTGTGGACGATAGGGTGTCTTCTTTATTAGTTGCTGGCTCCGGTGTTACTTTAACTTATAACGATGTTTCTAACTCGTTAACTATTTCGGCAGGAGATGAGATGCCATACGACACTTTAATAGATGAATCTGGTTCTTTTACCTATGTTGGTAAGGCCCAAGCTGGGTCTACAGAGTCTAGTGCTTCTTGGCGAATATACCGTATTGACGAATCCTCTAGCCCAGACATAGAGATAAGGTATGCTGATGGGGTAGTGACTTTTAATAAAATTTGGGATAACAGGGCTACTTACTCATATTAAACTTGAGGTTTTTTACATATTATGGTATAATTAAACAATTTAAGGGATAACTAACATGTCTTTAGGCAATACTACAGAAACAGAAATTCTAAACTATATCTTTGACTCAGCGGCTCCTGCTTGGGCCGGAAATGCTAACTTTTGGGTAGCCCTTCATACAGCGGACCCTGGAGAAGCGGGTTCAGCCACTACAAGTGAAGCAGCTTACGGCTCGTATGCTAGAGTAGCGGTTTCCCGTACTACAGGGTTTAGTGTTACTGGCGATACTATGGAAAATACTGGTCTTATTCAGTTTCCCCAATCTACATCTGCTGGTTCAGATGCTACGCATTTCTCTATTGTAACAACTGCTTCGGGAGCTGGTCAGATAATTGTACGGGGTGCCCTATCTTCGCCAGTGTCTACTGGTACTGGTATTCAGCCTCAATTTGCTGCTGGTGCTCTCACGACTACTGTAAACTAATAGGTGGTTAAGTGTCAGTAAATAACTTAGCAGAGTACGGAAGGTCTTTCACGGAGGGTAAAAACTTCTACTGCCCCTTCTTTAAGTCATCTGTACCTGCTGTTGGTGCTGGTAGATGGTGTGACATTAGTATGGGTGCTGGGCAACCTAGGTTTAATGCTTATGTTGGTGGTCAGTTAGAGGCCACGCCTATGAACGGATTTGGTAATTTTGGGCTATTCACAGGTGGGGCTTCCTCAGGGGAGGAAAAATACCTACATAAATTAGGAGCAGTAACAAATACAGGAAGCTCCACGCCTTTCCATTTAATGTTATTGGACACATTGTTGTTTTACCCATTGGTGGATATGGACAGCGTTGATGACCAAATAATGGACAATGTATCTAGTCTTTCAAGGTACCAAGACGGTAGGGGTGTAGTAGCTATGTTAGTTGTTACATCACCAATGTTGGCAAACGCTGGCTGTTCGATGACTTATACTAACCAAGATGGTATAGATAAGACTGTAACTTTTAACGTTCCTTTTAGTTCTGTCATTGGAGGTATTATCTCTAGCAATACTATATCGGGCACACCTAACACACTAAACGTGCCCTTTCTACCCTTAGCTGCTGGCGACACAGGTATAGAAAAATCGTGTCTTTTAGGAATAACGTTTCTTCTGGGGGCTTGTGTTGTTTAGTTCTAGTAAGACCTTTGTCTCAATTAACTTTATTAGAAGTTGGTGTT